AGTGTGCTGCTCGTTTGGGCGTTTCATTACGTCAAACAGAAGATCAGTTAACACGTGATATGTTGGCTTCAACAGCATCATTCATTAACTGTACAGGTGGTGTTAATGGTGACAATCCAACAGAATTAACACGTTCAGATGTAGACGTTGTTGTAGAAGCGTTACTTGGTAACAATGCTTATACAATCCTGGATAACATTGAAGGTGAAAATAGATTCGGTAAACTTTGTGCCGAAGTAAAATCTCTTCTGATTGACTTGGAAACCTACGTCCTTATGGGATATGGCAACAGGGCGCAAGCGTAATTGCAGCGTGAACGACTAAGTGAAGAGACGCTAGAAATAGTGATGCGATAGTCTGACCTCTTGAGGAAACCAAGAGAGGGAAATTCGAAGAAGTTTCCCCGCCAAATTAAATTTTGGTCATAAAAGTAACAGATTGACAGCTCCAGTTCGTGATGCTTATTTCGCATTATGTAATACAGCTCTTATTGGTGATTTTGATTCAGTAAATGGTTTCACGAATAAGTCTCAATATCCATCTCCAATGAACGCAGTACGTTCAGAATGGGGTGCTATTGGTAACTTAAGATTCTTGATTTCATCTATTGGTTCTATGACTCCAATGGCATCTGCTCTTGGCGCAACTGTTTATAACATTTTCTGTGTTGGTATGGAAGCTTATGCTTGTATCGAACAAGATGGTTACAGTGCTTCATTTATTTATAGACCGCCAATATACGATGGACCATTAGCATTGAATGCTTCTGTTGGTTATAAATTTGCTGAAGTTCCACGGATTACAAACGATCTTTGGGTATTCAATCTTCGTTGCACATTAGCTTAAGAAAGGAATAATATGTCAAATAATACGATTATTCAACAAGGTAGTTTTGTATCTACTGGTGCGGCAATAACAATTCCGTTGAGATCTGGTGTTAACTGGATGAATGTGTATAACTATACACAAATGGCAGCAAGTCAAACGACTGCTGTAGGTGTTCAGTATTACTGGCAATTAGGTATGCCAGTTGGTGGTGGTGTTATCTATCTAAAGAGTAATGCTGCAAATGCTACTCAATTAGTTGAAGGCATTATCGCTCCAAATGGTTTTACATTAATTGATACAAGTATGTATAACTATGGTGTTGTTAATGCAACGACTACTGCTATTTCTACAGCTTCACGACCTGTTGTTACAAATACAGGAACAAATGGTCTTATTGCTGGACAAACAGTACGTATTTTAAATCAAGCTGGAGCTCCACAATTTGCTGGTATGGACTTTACAGTTGGTAATGGATCATTGAGTTCTACAACATTTAGTCTTGATTATGCTCCTCAATTAACAGTTGCTGGTACAACAGGTTCTTGGATGCTTGTAAATTCAACTCCATTGTATTACCCATCTTCTCGTTACATTACACAAATTGTCGATAATGGTGATGGTGCAACAACAAATATTAAACTTTCTGTTACAAACAATTATCAAGTTGGTCAAACATTAAGACTTAATATTCCTGCTGCTTATGGTGCATTCTCAGCTCTTAATGGAGTATTGGTTACTGTTACTGCTGCAGGTAATGTATTCCCAAATAACTATGTTGATGTAAATATACCAACAGCTCAGTATGGAGCGTCTTTGACATTCCCTCTAGCTGGCGCTGTTCCTTACACATTTGCACAAGTAGTTCCAGTTGGTGAAAACACAGCTTTAGCTGAAGCTAATAATGTAAATATTCTAAATGATGCTACATATAATACAGCTGTTATAGGTATGTTACTTGCTGGTGGTGTTGATACCCCAGGTGGTGCTACTTCTGATGTAATGTATTGGACTGCTGGTAAATCGTTTAGTAATAACGGTATGTAAAATAATTGGGCCTAATGATAAAAAGTTAGGCCTAATCTTATAAAAGGAATTCTATGGAAGCGAAAAACATGACAAAGAGACGTAGTAGAACAACACAAGCAACTCGTGATGAAATGGCTAAAAAGTTAAAGATCGAACGTGATAAAGACCGACAAATGGTTAAAGGTGTATTTAAATACTATGAAGTTCCAGGCGGTATGGTTGGTTTCTGTTTTAAGAAGTACGCTGAAGATCCACTGGAAAAATATGAATTGTATGACAATCAAGTTTATACCATTCCATTAGGTGTTGCTAAGCATTTGAACAACAACACATGGTATCCAATCCATGAATATGGAAAGAATGAAGATAATACTCCTATGCAACGAATCGGTCAAAAAATCCGACGTATGGCATTTCAAAGTTTAGAATTCATGGATACTGATGGTATGGGCGAGAATATTAGTAGAATTACTACTGTTGAAAATGTAATTACAACCTAAAGGGTATATCATGTCGATCCAGGCGCAAACATTTCCTGTATTTCAACCGGCTTTGCGAATCATAACTAATATTACTAATGGTTTTCCAGCTACGATTACAACGTCATTTGCGCATCAATATGCTACAGGACTTGTCGTAAGACTTGTCTTGCCGCCTGGATATGGTATGACACAAGCGAATCAACTTTTTAGTGATATTACCGTAACAAGTCCAACTACTTTTACTATAAATATTGATACTACTCACTTTCAACCATTTGTAACACCCGGTTCATCTTCTCAATATCCTCAAGCGATTCCTACGGGAGAAATTAATTCAACCGTTTATTTAGCGACAAAAAATGTCTTGCCTTATGGCGCAGTTTAGAAAGGAATAGTAATGGCAGTTTCAAGTTTACTGGCAATACAACAAAAAGTTCGTTTAATTACCAGAAGTTTATCTGATGCCCAATTGTCAGATGCTCAGATAAACCAATATATAAATACCTATGTACTTTATGATTTTCCTGAAACTCTCAGATTATTTAATCTTAAAAGTACATTTACTTTTTATACATTACCTTTTATAGATACGTATTCAACTACCAATATATCAAGTCCATTATATAACTTTGCTAATAAATACCTGACTACAGATTCTCCAGTATATATTGCTGGTTATAATGCTTTATTTAGCCAGTCACGTGAGCAATTTTATGGTATATATCCTATTGTTAATAATATTTCGTCTATTGGATATACAGGCAACGGAACATTACAACAGTTTTCTGGTGTAATTAACTCACAACAAGCTAATGTGCCTCAGGGGTCAACTCAATTTGCTACACTTTTACAAAACAATGTTCTTTTTAGTTCTATTGATGATAATGCTAATGGTTTAGCAATGGCTGATTCACCAATATTAGATGCTATAACAGGAAATCCTACAAATTTTGGACTTCTCTATAATGCTTTAACATATGATAATGGACCTTACAATCTATTAACTAATCCTAATGGATTTCCAGTATTGTCTTTACCATCTCCTTACATGTCTGCAGTTGGTTTTCCAACAACTAATTATATTAATTATATTACTGGTCAATACGTTGTAACATTTCCTACTGCTCCTGCAGGCGGTGTTGCTATTAATAGCATGACAGTTCCTATGAACCCAGCTATTCCTCAAGCATTACTATTTTATGATGGATCATTTGTTGTTCGTCCTATTCCTGATCAATCATATAGAGTTGATATGGAAGTGTGGGTACAACCAACAGAATTGCTATCTCTTGGACAATCTCCTGATCTTGAAGAGTGGTGGCAACTTATTGCATGGAATGCTGCTAAGAAGATATTTGAAGATCGTATGGATTATGATTCTATTAATTTAATCTTACCATCACTTAAAGAACAAGAAGTTTTAGTATTGCGAAGGACGATAGTTCAGAATACTACGCAGCGAGTGAATACTATCTATAGTGATGAAGGAAGAACTGGATATAATTCTAATGGTTTTGGACAAGGTGGCGGTCAATTTTAATTAAGGAAATATTATGGCAGGTCCAACATATACATACACAAGTGATACTCCACAATCACCAAATCCAATGAATCAAACTCAACCAGTTATTTTAGCTAACTTTCAGGCTATTAATGAATTGATTAGCGTGAATCATGGTGCGTTTAATACTACTAATTTTGGGAAACATAATTTTATAAGTTTGTTAAATACAACTGCTCCTGGAACTGATACAACTGAAATAGCAATGTTCACTGCTGTTACTGGTAGTCCTAACCCTTGTGAATTGTTTATACAATATCCATCAAGCGCTCAGACTTCTCAGTTAGTTGTACAATTATCTGCCCCAGTACCAACACCCTCTAATTCAACAGGTACTTCTGGTGGGAATGCGACGCAGGGATGGGTTACATTTCCTTCGGGTATATTATTTAGATGGGGAACTGTGGCAATAAGTACTGTTAGCGTAACGGTTAATTTGACAGGAACTATTCCAACAAATAATATTTATTGTGCAAGTATGTCGCCTTATTCTTCTGGATGTTTGAATCCTTTAGGTTCATTGGGAGAAGTTGGATATACTCTATCACAAGTTTATTTTGTTTTGTATGCATATTCTTCACCATATACATTGGTTAACTTTAATTATTTATTTATAGGAATGTAATATGGCATTACCATCAACATATATTGCAAATGTTCCTCAAGGTAATCAGCAGATTAATAATACACAGCAGCCTATAAATGGTAATTTTCAAGATATATATAATCTCTTAGCTATTAATCATGTTCCCTTTAATACTGCTAATACTTTTGGAAGACATACGCTCGTTGATTATGTTTTCCAGGGTACTGATCCTTCAACATTATCCACTGAAATGGCATTGTATTCTAAAGCTGTAGATAATGATCCCAATGTTGGAGAACTTTTCTATCGTTATCCTAATAATGGAAATATAGTTCAGTTAACGGGTGTAACTTCATCTCAAACAGGAAGTGGTGGAAGTGGACTTTCTTCAGGAGGCTTTTTTCAAAACACAACAGCATCTTTTGGCCAAGCTGCTAGTGGTTATTGGCAGTATCTTTCAGGTAATATATTGTATATGAGTTTTACGGTATCTAATTATTATGCTACTAATCCAGTTCCCACCAATCCTTACACCATTACATTTCCATTTGGAACTTATCAAAATGGTGTTACCGTACCAACTTTTTCTCAACCACCTTTTATTGCTTTAATATCAGATTCTGGATTTCAATATACTTATGCTGTTACGGTTACCAGTAATACCACAGCATTAATATATAACTATCAAACTGTTAATCCAGCTCCTTCAACTATTGCATCTGTTTATGTGACTTTAATTGGTATTTAGGATATATTATGGCAAATTATACATTTTCAACTAATGTTCCTCAGGCAGCGCAGAAAATAAGTGCTACACAAGCTCCAATTATGAATAACTTTCAAGCTATATCTGAATTAATTAATGTTAATCATATAGGATTTGAGAATGCATCAGATTATGGGAAGCACACCTATACAAGTTTACCTATGCAGGTATCTGATCCAGCGACATTATCTGGAGAAATGGCGGTATATTCAAAATCAACCCCTAGCGGACCTAATCTTGCTGAAATATTTTATAGATATCCTTCTGATGGAACGGTTGTTCAATTAACTGGTAGTACAGGTACTGGTGGTGGTGCTGCAAATCCTGGTTATGCTTATATGTCACCAACAGTTTTTATGATATGGGGCACAGCATCAGTTGCTTCAAATGCACCAACAACCATAGTATTTCCTACTGGTTCGGGATTTCCTATATTTTCTTCAACTCCATATCAGATATATTTTTCAGCTGCTACTAATTATTCTAATTATTATGCAGGTGCATATATATCAAGTTCTTCTTCAACTCAATTTGTTTTTACTGTTCCTAGTGCTAATTATGCTACGAGTATTTATTGGATGGCGATAGGAGTTTGATATGGCATATGATAAGTTTTTAATAGGTTATAACGACAATAACAGTGGATTTCAGTCAAATGTTAAGCCTTGGATAATAGCAGATAACGCATTTGAGCAACTTGATAATGTATATGTGCTTCGTGGAAGAGTTACTAAAAGATTTGGATCGATACTTATGGGATCAGATCAAACTGAATCTCGTTTACGATTAGATACTGGAGCTACTTATGCAACAGAAGTTTATTCAGGAACAGTTCCAGGTATTGTATTTGGCGTAGGACAAATGTTTTCTGTGAATGGAGATATTTATACGGTATATCAAACAGGAACGCCAGCAGCAATGCTTGCAAGTAATCCTGCAACTTCTGGAACATATGATACAACAACAGGTGCGTTTACAATTACTGGTGAACTTACAGGGCAGATTGTATGGTTTTATCCATCAACTCCTGTTATGGGATTGACTCAATTTTATAACGAAGGAAATAATACCACAGCAAGTTTAGCTTTTGATACACAGTTTTCATATAAATATGATATTATTAATAGTAATTGGTATAGAATTTCATCTGGTGTTTCAACATGGACTGGAATGGATTATGATTTCTTTTGGATGACTCCATATCAAGGAGCATTTAGTTCATTAGATACAATGTGGGTTACTAACTTTACTACTGCTGATGGTATTCGTTATTATGATAATGTAACATGGATTAAACCAGTGCTAAATTGGACATTGGGATCTTCATTAGGAACTTCTACTTCAGGGACTGTTCCGGGCGCATCAGGATTCATAGGCCAAGTATTTACGATAGGTAATGGTGCAAATGCAACTCAATTTATTGTTACTGCATCTAGTGGTGCATTAACTCCTGTATCTAACGCAACTTCAGGTCCATTAGGAACAGGTGCATTTGATACTGGAACAGGGGCTTATGTATTTTCTGGAACTTTAGCAGGAGCGACCATATATTTTACAGGAAATAATTATATTCAATCATGCCAAATTATAGTTGAATTCAAAAATAGATTGGTATTATTAAATACAATTGAATTAGTTGATGGAGTTTCTACTAACTTTCCTATGAGAGCTCGTTATTCATCTGCTGGAAGTGCTTTATCAGCTTCTTCGTGGATGCAAGATGTTCCATCAAATGGTAATGCTATTGATGCTCCATCTCAAGAAGCTATTATTACAGCACAATTCGTTAAAGATAGACTTATTGTTTATTTTACATCTTCTACTTATGAACTAGTTTATAATGGTAATCAAACTTTGCCTTTTGTTTGGCAAAAGATAAATAATGAACTTGGAGCTATATCTACCTTCTCTGAAATACCATTTGATAAAGTTACTTTAGGTATTGATGACACAGGTATTCATGCTTGTAATGGTTCTAATGTTGATCGTATTGATACAAAGATACCTCAGTTTCCGTTTGGTATCAGTAATGAAATGAATGGTCAAGATAGAGTTGCAGGAATTCGTGATTACTATAATGAGATGGCTTATTGGTCTATTTGTACAAGTGACCGTAATGATAGTTTCTATTTCCCTAATCAAGTTTTAGTATATAACTATATAAATGAATCGTGGGCGACAATAGATGATTCATTTACTACATTCGGATATTTCTTTTTGCCACCTCAAAGTGTTGGTATAACATGGGGAGATACATCAACTCCATGGGGTCAGAATGGTAACCTCTGGAATTTTAATTCAAGCACAACAAATAATACAACTATAAAATCTGTATTAGCTGGAAATCAAGAAGGGTTCGTTGTTGTGTTACAGCATGAAATATTTAATAATGCACCTTCACTTCAAGTAACTAACTTTACGATTAATGGTTTAGGCAATGCAACAATATCATGTATCAATCATAATTTATTCTTTAATGAGTTCGTTTTATTTAGCAACATGAACGGTCTTATCTTTACGGACTCTTTAGGTAATGTATTACCAACTCTTATGGCACGAGTTACACCAGATCCAGTTAATGCCAATACTCCTAATTCATTTTCTATAATTGCGCTTGATAATGCATCTCAAGGTATAACTATAACAGGAACATATCTTGGTGGTGGAGTTATTCAGACAGTAAGTAATATCAACATACTGACAAAGCAATATAACTTTTATACTGAACAAGATCGTAATATGTATCTTGCTCGTGTGGATTTCTTGGTTGATAAGACTATTAATGGGGCAGTTACTGCTGACTATCTTATTTCTTCTACGGGTATATCTTTGGTTAGTGAAGGATTGGGTACATTGGCATCCCCTGGACCATTACCAGGTAATAGCACTTTAGAAACAAGCCCTTATGCATTGTCTAATTTGGAACAATATCAATCAAGACTTTGGCATCCAATTTATATGTGGGGTGATGGAGAATGTGTTCAGTTGCAGTTATATATGTCACCAAATCAGATGTATAGTTACTTGATCAATCCTGATGCAAGTGTTTCATATACAGCTTTAAATGATTTTGAATTACATGCAATGGTGTTTTATGTGACGCCTACTAGTTATAGAATGCAATAAAAAGACCCAGTATGCTTGCGTTTCATACTAGGTCAAAAAAGGAGAGGTCTATATGAAAACGGCATCTAGATAAGCAAAAATGCTTTAAAGAATAGTTTTGTGATAAAACTCACATTAATTTTACTAAAAAGGAAAGAGTATGTCATCAAACTTACAAAATAATACGGGATTGTTCGTTCCAACCACCAATGTGTGGGACGTCGATAGAATAAAAGATATTGATGTTAATAAACCTGAATTTAGAGAGCTATTAGTAAGATTATATCAAAATATAAATAATATTTGTTTAGTTTTGAATTTAAAAGATAGTGCTTTATATTTTGATCAAGAATTTATCAATGGGCAAGTTCTATTTCCTAATCCAAATACTATTAATGCTCCTATAGAAGGAAGACAAATATTTAGATTAGTAGTTAATTTTGGACCACTACCTAATACAGGAACTATATCCATTCCACATAATCTTTATGTTTCTGGTTCGTATAGTTTTACAAGAATATATGGGGTAACTACGAATCCTACGTCATTATCTTTCTTGCCTATTCCTTATAGTTCAGCTTCTTCAGTTGCTAATAATATAGAATTGTCAGTAGACTATGTTTATGTAAATATAACTACAGGAAGTAATCAATCTGCTTATACAACCACGTATGTTATTCTAGAATATGTTAAAGAATAAATTGAAAGGAATGATATGCCAATTCCAGCAGTGGTTATTACTGGATTAAAAGCACTTGGTCTTCTTACATCTGCAGTTGCAGCAAGTAAAGCTTCGAAAAGGGCAATTAATAAAGGTCAGGCTAAAAAAATAGTACGACAAGTTAAAGCTTCCGGTAAAAAACCTACTCAAGCACAATTAGATTCAGCACATGGTGGTCAACGAGCTGAAAATCCCGGTGGCCCTCTGCAATCAGATTTCTTTCGAGGAACTCCTGATATTGATCGTCAAGTTCCTATATTGAGTCCTGAACAACAACAACTTCAGAATAATCTTATTCAAAGTATTATGAAAGCATTGCCAAATTATCAACTTCCTGGTCAACAACAAACTCCTGAGCAGTTTCAACAGCAACAACAGCAATTTCAACAAGGATTCCAACCATTTCAAGATCTGGCGCAAGAAGATTTTCAAAATGGAGTTGCTTCATTAGCTGAACGATTTACATCATTAGGAGGAGGTAGATTAGGATCTCCTGCATTCACTTCTGCTTTAGGACAATATAATAGAGGATTTCAATCTGATCTTAATGCGCAACGTCAACAATATGGATTGCAACAACAGGCAAATCAGAATACTAACTTTCATAATTTATTGAGTGGTGGTTTAAGTCGATCGCAAGAAAATGTTTTCCATCCTGGACAGAATGCTGGATATCAAGATCTTATAAAAGGTGTATTGCCAGCGGCTGGACTAGGTATAGGTGCTTATTTTGGTGGTAAATCATAAGGAATAATATGGTACAAATAATAAATAGTAAACGTGGATTTGGAGCTCAATTAGGAGAGACACTTGGCGATTCATTAAGTGTTGGATTGCAGCAATTTGCGCATCACAAATTAGGCAAATTACACAAAAGAGAACAATCTAAAATGTATGAAGAATTATTGATTGATCCTGAACTTGCTCGGTTGTTACCAGAGTTAAGTGAAAAAGAAAGATCTAATATATTAACGCCTCAATTTTTTGATTATTTACACAATAAAAGAAATCAACAACAGCAACCTAATCAACAACAATTTGAATCTCCTGTTCCTAATCAGCAAGTTCCTTCTGATTTAAGACAAGGTAATAGGCCTGGTATAGAAGATATATTACGATCACTTTCTGGAGGACAACAGAAAACTCCATTTAACAGTATGGCACAACAAATGCCTCAACAGCAAATAACTCCTAATCAACAATTTGGACAGGCAGCGAGTCAACAACAATTATCTCAACAATTTAATCCTGTACAATATGGTGGTCCTCACAGTGGATTTGGACAAGGTAAAATTGGTGAGGATTTATTAGCAAAAGAAGAGTTAGCTGCTCAGACAAGAAGGAAAATTATAGCTGAGAAGTATTATGAAGAAAAACTTAATACTGGAGAAGAAGCTGAAAGAAAATTAGATATATTAAAGAAAATGGAAAAATTGGTTGATAAAGTAAGTGGAGGAACTAGATCTAATATAGCAAGAGTTACAGGATCAAGTGCATTATTAACAAGTTCTGAAACTCAAGATTTTGAGAAATTTGCAGCTGATTTATTACCAATGGGTTTAACTGAAGAGCAATTACGTTCTGAACGTTTGAAATTTCCTAATTCAGGATTATCAACTAAGGCAAATAAAAGACTTATTAAAGAACTTGAAAACAAATATTCTAAAAATATTGAAGAAGCTAATTTAGCCGAAGATATAGTCACTGCTAATAATGGACATGTACCGACTGATTTTAGAAGATTATTACATGGTGCAACTAAATTAGGATTAGGTAATAAAGAACCTGATGATGAATTAAAAAGAAAAGACTCTGATATAGAACAACAACAAGATTTATTAGAACCTGATGATGAATCTCCTGAAGAGAATTTTTTGTCTTCAGGATTACGTAATATTATAGGAGCTGGAGCAAATGCTGTTTCTTCATTGGCAAATATAGCAACTCTTCCTGAAAATCTAATTAAACATGCTGAACAAACAAGAAATAATGCTATAAAACATGCATTAAAACCAGGAAACGAAGCTAATCTTTACGGATCCGATAAAGAAAAGACTAAAAAAGAATTAGTAAAATTACAGGCTAATCCAATTAAAGGTATTGCTACTCCTATTGTTGAAGGTGCTCATGATATAGCTAAGTCTGTTTTTCCTGAGGGAT